GGTGATAATATAGAGTCACTTAGAAAGAAGCCTCAAATTATTATTGGCACACCGGGTCGAGTATTGGATATGATACACAAAAGATATATTAATGTTTCTACTCTAAAAATGCTAATTTTAGATGAAGCAGACGAGCTCCTATCACATATTTTTATTACTCAGATATATGATATTTTTCAGAATCTACCACCTAAGATACAGGTTTGTTTGTTTAGTGCTACTATGAATGAACCCTTTTTTAGTATTACAAAAAAATTTATGAGGGACCCAGTAAAAATACTTGTTAAAACAGAGGAACTTACACTAGAAGGTATTAAACAATTTTATATAGATATAGAAAAAAATGATTTTAAATATGAAACACTATGTGATATCTATGCGAATATTTCTATTTCTCAATCTATTATTTACTGTAATTCAATAAAAATTGTAGATATTATTTCGAACAAACTTAACAATGATAATTTTTCGGTAGCGTGTATTCATGGCAATATGAGCCAATCGGAAAGAAATACTGTTCTTAAAGAGTTCCGTGATGGGAAAAGCAGAGTTCTAATTTCAACAGATCTTTTATCAAGGGGTATTGATATACAGCAAATTTCTATAGTAATTAATTATGATGTACCTAAAAATGTAGATAATTATATTCATCGTATCGGGAGGAGTGGTCGGTATGGTAGAAAGGGCGTTGCCATTAATTTTGTAACACATAATGATCGGGAACAACTGCGTTCCATAGAGAAATATTATAATACTGACATCCCAGAACTTCCAAATTTGGATGTGTTGAGGATTTAAATTATTATATTATAATATGAATTTTAACAGAAAAATAAACCATTCAAATAATATATTCTATGAAAACATAACACTGTGTCTTATAGATCAGCTGGATTCTATAACAAATTCGATGACTTTATTACAGAAAAATAAATGTAGGATAAGGTATGCACGGGTGTTCTATCTTATACGTGCGCTAAAAAAAAACACACATAGGTTTACACCACAAGAAAAAACTATTATGGGGTGGCCGGTCGATGAACTTATAAAACTAGCAGAAACCTATTCTATGAACACTGTTAATCAGAATAGGGAATCATGTATAAGCATTGATATAGAGAGGGAGTTATTACGTGGAGGTAGAAAAAAATCAAAAAGGAAAAAATATAGGAGTAGAAAAAAAGGAGGTGCGGGCTACAACACCGAGTTTCACGGTCCTATGTCGCATCCATTTAACCCAACAAGAAGTAAAAGTAACACACAATATATAACCGAATTTATTGTCGACCTCAAAAATTCTATAAAAATAGAGGACACAACATTAGTATTTGCTATAATGGGGGGAGCTGCAATAGAGAAATGGTTGTCTATTTTGGACCCATTAATGTATAAAAAATTTATACAACTCTATCCAACTGAAGATATAGATGTAAATATACTTATAGACCCTATGCCAGAAGATAAACTTAGTTTCTATAGGTATCTTGGTGATATATTTAGTAATGAATTATCGGTAGCTATAGCTAAAAAGGATAGATTACAGACAATCACTGGTAAAAATTATAGAAAAAAAACTATAGGAGGGGTTGAGATAATAAGAAACCAAATTGGTAATAAACAGTTTCGTATAAATTTAGATAAGAAAAATAAAGAATTTAGTTTTAATGTATATAAGGGAACTAAAATACTAATAGATGCTCATTTCAAACCATTTATGTCATATAACAAAAGATACGGTCGTTTAAATAAGATAACAAGTAAAGTAAAAAACAATGTAATGTTTAAACCGGGTGGTGTGGTAAAGGGTGGGATTCCACTCTGGTCCAAGGTAAGTCGTTTTATAGTTAACAAACCGATATTGCCTTCTGGTGGGGAATCACTTCTGGTTTCCCTATGAACTAATATTTCTATTTAAATGTATAAAATAATACAATACAAATATGAATATAGGTTGGGATATAGGTATTAAAAATTTAGCGTATTGTATTATTGATGATGATTCTAAAATAAAGGATTGGGGTATTATTGATATAACAGATAATGAAGAATTTAAATGTGGATTTATTACACAGAAGGGAACAATCTGTAATAAAACGGCAAAAAAAATAGACAAGACGACAAAAAAATTTTATTGTAATATGCATAGTAAAAAAGGCGACTACCATGAACTATTTATCTGTTTTGAGTGTAAGAACAAGGCTAAGAAAAAGAATAAAGAAAATGAATTCTACTGCCTAAAACACAGCAAAAAAAGAGATAATATGTATGATATTAAATTTAATATAAAAGATCTAAATAATATTGGAAATAAGTTAATTGTAAAATTAAACGAAAAAAAGGACATACTGCTTGGTGTAAAGAATATCGTTATTGAGAACCAGCCAGTTCTAAAAAATCCTACAATGAAAAGTGTACAGATTATTCTGTACACATATTATCTTATTAATAAATTAGGTCATGACTATACAATTAAACTGGTTCCTGCTAACAGCAAACTCAAATTTAATATAACAACACCAAAAATAGAAGAAATAAAAAAAATGACAAATAAATATCAAAAAAACAAAAAATTATCTATAGAATACTGTCGACATTTTATAGAGAAAGATAAACCCCAGCTAGACTATTTTGATAATTTTAAAAAAAAAGACGATTTAGCTGATTCCTTTTTATTAATATATTATAGATTAAATAGTATTTAAAAGTATGCGTATTTAAACTATAATAAGTTTCTTAATTAAAAATATGGAAGAAATAAAAATAGATATAACTAATTTACACAATGAAGTTTCTTTAAATCCGAGTGATTCGGGCTCTAATATTGGATTAGAACTATTGATGAATGAAAACAAAAAACAAGGGTCATCACCGTCGCAGTCACCGTCGCAGTCACCTTTTCAGTCTCCAGCACAATCACCAGCACCATCCACGGAACTAGATATTAATCTCGACCAGTTATTGAATGAAAATACTTCTACCGCTCCTAAATTAGATTCGATCAAATTGGTTAATACTGGTTCTATTTTAGATGAGATTAAATTAGATAACCTAGATAATATTGGTTTACAGACTAGTAATAAGGAACCAGAAATGGGTGAAAAACTAGATGAGAATATTTTTAAAATTAATACAGATAGTGTCAATAGGAATAATAACATATCTAACGATTCAATACCTACTATAAATATTGGTTCTAGTGAAAAAAAAAAATCATTTGAAGATATACAGAAAGAAAAATTCGAATTGCTATGTAATCTTGAAAGACTTGAACAGAGGGGATTTAAACTAGCAAGGTCTTTTACAATGGAATCTGACTATGGCGAAATGAAAAGAGAATTTCAAAGAATTAAGCGTAAAATAGAGGTTGATAGGAGTGTAAAATTTCAGCGTAAAATGATGATAGCATTTGTTACTGGTTTAGAATTTTTGAATGGCAAATTTGATCCTTTTGATATAAAGCTAGATGGGTGGTCTGAGAGTGTCCATGAAAATGCAAATGATTATGATGATATTTTTGAAGAACTACATGAAAAATATAAAGAAAAGGCTAGTATGGCTCCTGAACTTAGACTAATCCTAATGCTTGGTGGTAGTGGGTTTATGTTCCATCTAACTCAGTCACTCTTTAAGTCATCTATACCTGGTGTGGGTGATATAATGAAACAGAACCCAGATCTTATGAACCAGTTTGCACAGGCGGCAGCGAAATCCTCGACATCACCTGGATTTGGTAATATGATGGGGGATCTTATGAACAACAGAAACACTTCACAGTCTTCGAGGACAGAAATGAAAGGGCCACCCGATATCAGTGATATTTTAAATAAAGTAAACACGAATAATAATCATAATATAAGTCTTGATAGTCTGTCAAATGTTAGCGCGAGTGATATTGAAAACATTAGAAATGTTGATTTAAAAAAAAAGAGAAAACCAAAATCGAATGGTAATGAAATTACGTTAGATTTTTAAACCGTTTTTTGAATAGGTAATAGTTACTGTTTTCATTAAAAAGGTGTACTATAAAAATAATATATAGTAGTGTTAACGCTATCGAGGAAGATATATCTTTGGTGCCTATCCAGAAAATAATAAAGACAGCAAGTCTTCTAAATAGAATTGTTTTAATAAATTCATCTTGTTTCTCACTAATATCAAGAGTAACATATTTTGTTCCTATATTTAGTATTAGCATAGAAACACCTGCAAGTAGTGGGTTGTTATTTGCGTAGTAATTAGCTATATTATTAATATGTTTAACATATGTAACAGTATCCATCTAATATAGTACATTATTATTTTTTATAATAAGAAATAAATTCTTCTTTAATTTTTTTTTTATCAAACGACAATATTATAAAAAAAAGTATTGTTAGTAGTGTTCCTATCTGTATATTTTCGACGAAACTAAATAGTATTATATTTAAAATTATCACCTGCGAGAGTAGACTATTAAACAATATCATAAATAAATTCAGTTTTACCGTGTCGTTAAGTCTATGTATACATATAATTACTAAACTTAAAATTCCTATAATTAGATCCATTAATATAGAGTAATAAAAGAATTTATTATATATATGTATAATGGAAATTCCAGGAATGGGCGCGATCGATGACTGTATGGATACATTTAAATTAGTTCCTGAAAACATTTTTAGATTTCTAGGTAGTTTTACAGACAAGACAAAACAAAAAGGTTCAGAAGCATATGGTATCCTAAAATTTATAGGTGCGGTTTTGTTATTTATTTGTGTGTTCCCGGCTCTTCCCTTTTTTTTTGTTCTGGCTATTATGATCGCAGTGATGAAATATTTATTATTAAAGTTTAGCAATTTATAATTTCTTTTAACTATTTAATGGAGAACTTAGGTAAATCGGTTGCTACTAATCTAATTTTTGAAGAAATTTCTTGCGAGATTAAATTATATCTACAAATTTTTATCGCAATAATCGTATTTATAATATCTATACCCTTCATGCCGATAGTCCCATTTCTTATTTTATCATATCATTCGTTCTATGGTAGATTCGGTATAATAAAAGTAATAAAGTCATTTAATACAAATATTTAGATTAATTTTCTATTTTAATATTAATGACCTGGTCAACACTTGAAGATGCCTGGGGGAATGACTCTCAAGAAAATTTCGATAATTATTATGAGAACTATCAGAATGTGAATAATACTGTACCACAACAACCACCCCCACAACAACCACCCCCACAGCAGCTACCCCCGCAGCAGCTACCCCCGCAGCAGCCACCACCACAACAACCACCCCCGCAGCAGCCACCACCACAGCAGAATTCTGTATTAGATAATAGAATTTCTTTACTTGAAAATAATATCAATACTAATAATACATTTATCAATAAAAAATTAGACAATCTTACATTAAAAATCGAATCTGAAATTAAAAGATTTAACTCTGAATTAAAAAAACTTGTTATATCTATAAAAACCGTTAATAATAATAAATTAGATAGTTATAACTATCAAATAAACGATGAAACGAATTATTTTCAGAATGTGAATGATATAATTCTATTCGTAATATTTGGCATATTTATAATAATATTAATGGATAGCATGTATAGAATTCTTTTGCTTAAAATAAAAAATATATAATAATATGTTATGAAACGAACAAAAAAAAAACAAACTAGACCAAATAGAACAAAAAAAATTAGGGTTCTTTATGTTGAGCCAAAATATAGCGATAGCTATATGAAATCTAAGGAAGGTGAATATTTTGATAAATCAAGTTATGATAGAATCGTGGATTTTAGCTGTGACTGCTACCAGATACAGGATGGTAAAAAAAAACTTCTATTTAAATTCAGAAAAAAGGTCTTATCGGATAAACTCTGTCAAATTGGTATAGAAAATCTAAAGAAAGCTGCTATGAAAACTCATGACAACAGGGGTGCTTCTGCTGGTGTTATTTCAAAAAAAAAATTACCATCTTATGCGAATGAATCACGACAGTTTAGTCGAGTAGATAAATTTAGAATACTTGGTTATCGTTCAAAAATAACCGGTAAGTGGGTAAACAATAGTTTTGGGAATCTTTCCCATAGCAATATTATTGGCTTTTTCGACAAAAGAGATAGGAATCTTGGTGTTGATGCCCCACCATGTAGAAAAACAAAATTCACTTCAGAAGAGATTAGTAAATGGAAAAGGGTTATCCCCCTTATCCAGCAGATAAACAATATGTATAAGAAACTGGTTCCTAGAGAATATAGGATGCAGTTCAAGGTTGCTAACAAGACTAAATATCATATAAAAAACACTGCATTTAGCACGGTGACTATAAACTATAACTGGAGGACAGCTCTTCACAAAGATGCTGGTGATTTTAAACAAGGGTTTGGAAATCTTGTTGTTCTTGAAGAGGGAAAATACAGAGGGGGTGCCACTGGTTTTCCACAGTTTGGCGTAGCTATAGACGTACGACATTGTGATTTCCTTGCAATGGACGTGCATGAATGGCACTGTAACACCAAAATAGAACCAATTACCCAAGACTATACGCGACTGTCTTTGGTTTCCTACCTAAGAGAAAATATGATTAAATGCAAGACCTAGATTACTGGAAAAGCAGCCCACCCATTCCATTACTGTTAATCTTGAAAATATTATAGTTTACAGCAAAAATAAATAAATTTTTGTTGCTAATTGTATCAATTTTGTTGTTTGAAAAGACAAATATAAGTTTTTTATCACGAATTTTTGACATATTACATGTCCCACTTGGCTGGCTATCAAATGGATTTAGACAGAATGAAAACAACCCAATCCGATCAAGCGCTGGAACCACACCACACAGATGTTTAGTATTATGTCTTGTATAATAAATCATAGGCATATTTCTATATGAATCTGTACCATTTAACTGTATATGAAAACTACCTTGCGTGCCATCATTCCCATATAGATTGCTATTTGTCATAGAAACAAAATAACCAGGTCCCTGTCCTGGATTGTTTGTATTAGTGCCTTTGTTCTGGACGGCCCAAGTTATATATTTAATCGGATGTTTAAAATTATTAATATTAACGGTCTGTGAAGGTAGTGGTGTTTCTGTGCTGGTCATTGTCTTAAGCCTATCATTATACTGTAGCTGCTCTATAAGATATTCGTGTGAACTATTGGTAAATCTCCGTTTTTCATCTCCATAAAGATGTATAAAATCCCCTTTTAATACTATTTTATCTATTGTTAATGATGTTACATTACCAATTAGTTCATCCTTCTTTTCTGTATCGAACTCAAGCATAACTTCATTATTATATAGACATACAATAGGTAGAGCCATACCTATATTCCTTGTAAACCAGAAATCAAAATTATATATAAGTTTTTTTGTTAGAGGGGTGGCATTCCCAATTATATTTCTTGTGTTTCCAATTGGTTTGTATTCATTTAGTGCTGTAGATCCGCCCACTATCAATGGACTAAATCCTTCTATAATATCTTCATTAGATATATATGTTCTGTTTGTGTCTCGTGTGAAATTAAATTCGGTTTGTTTACCGCCAAATAATTCTGATGACATATAGTTATAGTGATCTGTGCTTTTGTGGGTTAGTTCATGTTTTATCTGTCGCCACTGTGATATATATTCCTCTATTGGATACTCATTTATTTTTATCCTACTATGTTTAATTAGGCTGTTTATGAAATTATTAACGGTATAGAATGATTTACCAGTTTCGTTTCCATTATTTTCACATGTAATATCAATTTCAAGACTTAAACCACATAGTAGTTCTCCTTTACGTGGTATTATAGCTTTGAAATGGGATCCAAATTTGTATAACCCACCATCTTTAGTAAAATTTATGTCTAGTTTCTCTCTCGAAAAATGGGTGTGCCTTCTGTATATTTTTTTAAAAAAGGATAT